TTTCTTTCTGCCATCGACTGAGTTGACCCACTCGGCAACTACACCTTTCACGTCACTCGTAAGAGTCGCCATCCCATTGACGACCAGCCAGTAAAAGTAGCTGGGCTCTTCAGCAAGCACATCAGCGACAGAGCGGTTCTTGTGCTTGCCGAAGTTCAGGATTACGTCGCCATGAATTACTCGCATTACTCCCTCTTTAGGTGAATCATCGTCACCTTAGAATTTTCCCCACACTTATGAGGCCCATACCGCTTGACCATGTTCTCAATCAATCGAGCGGGCGCACCATCGGGGTCTAGGCCCTTCTGGTTGTGGTTCAGTGCTGCATAACGCGCAGCGATGTCTTTCAGTGTCCCGACATCGGTTCGGATCACCTGCGCCCACCCGATCAGCACCGATTTGGGCTTCTCAACCAACATGACGGTATCGCCTGGTTCAAGGCTGCGGGACAGCTTCATCCCCAAGCGCACGGTGTTGAACTCGTCCGTCAAACCATCCATCGGTGCGGAGAAATCAATGACGTGAATGTCTCTCATGGGCGATACCTCCAAAGCAACTTAGTGTAGGTATCGCCCAGCGCTGACTTAGCTGCTTGCCAAGTCCTTGAGAACGTCGACAGCGCCCGTTTCGTTGATGTGTCCGATCAGGGCTTTACGGTGATACTTCTTGCCGTCGATCCAGGTGATGAATGCGCCACTCTTCTCGACCTTGCCGATATCGGTCAGGTGATCGAGCAGCGCCCCGGTCAGATCGAAGAATGCGGTGCCGTCGTCGTTGAACATCATGTTCCAGCTCGTTTCCTGGAACGGGCGGGTCAGCTTGTTCTTGACCGTCTTCATCTTGATCTGCTGGCCGACGAAGACCTTTTCCTTCTTGCCGTGAACCATGCGCTCTTCCATCAGCTTCGACCGGCTCAGGGCGATGCGGGTGGTCGCGTAGAACTCCATCGCCTGGCCGCCCGGAGTGGTGGTGGGGTCGCCATACACGACACCGGGCTTCAGGCGAATCTGGTTCAGGTAAATGACCGTGAAGTTGTAGTCGGAAGCGTGGGACGCCATCGTCTTCAGCGTGGTCGAGGTCACCCGAGCGAGCGCGGTCGTGTCGTTCATGGTAAGTTCGTCCATCTCCTTCTCGGCCTGGCTCTTGGGCATGGCCGCAGCGATGGAGTCGAACACCCACAGAATCGGGGCATCGGGAGGGATCGCCTTCGAGTTGCGAATCGCCTGCGAGGCTTTCGCGATCATCGTGTTCGACTCTTCCCAGGTCTTCGGGCGCTTGTAAATCCAGCGCGGGAAGGTCGTGTCGAGGCCCATCTTCTGCGCCAGAGTCACGTCGAAGCTCTTCTCGTGGTCGGCAAAGCCCGCGATACCGCCAGCTCTCTGTGCCTGGATCATGAGCCAGGTTGCGATGGCGGTCTTACCCGACGACGACGGACCGAACATTTCGATCAGACGCCCTTGAGGCAGGCCGTTCTTGGAATCCCCGCTGAGAATTTCATTGAGCGGGGGGTATTGCGTGTCGATCCAGTCTTTGACGGTATCCGCTGCGGCATTCTCACCGATAGCCGCAGTCAGGGATTTTGCAAGGTCTTCAAAAGCACCCATGGTTTTGTTCCTTACTTGCTCGCGGGGTTGAGTTTCTGGGGGGGACTTCCGAACCTGCGCGGGGCGCGAGTTCGGGCATCTGCACCTGGAAGTAGTTGTTGGTGACGGGCGCGGCGACTCCCAGAGCGGATCGCAGCTTGCGCACTTCGCGAATGCCTTCGCTGACCTTCTCGTAGAAGGCACCGATGGTCAAAAGCGCAGCGATGATCAGGATGTCTGCGTGATCGACCTCGAACCAGGGCGCAATCCAGACCCAGCAGAGCAGCACGCTCACGAAGAAGTTTTGACGAAATGCACTGATGATGAAGGCGATCACAAAAATGAAAAGCGCCTTCAGAAATGCCGAGAATTTAGCCAGCACAGGTATTACTCCATTGATGATGAGTTGAATTAGTGAGCCGCGTTCGCCTTGAAAGGCGCGACGAACGTGTCGAAATCCCGCAGCACGCTGCGAAAGTTCAATTTCTCGCAAAGCGCACGGAAGTGACTTTCGTTATAGGAAGGCGTCAACTTCAGCAGGTCAGATGCGGCGGGCCGAGGTGCGTCAATCAAGTTCATGAGCTTCATGTTTCGAGCGAAACGCTCGCGGCCTTCGGGCGATGCGAGGTTTTTGTGGATAACGTATTTGGGCGTGAATTCGCCCGAATCGACCTTTCTCCAAAAATTCTCGACACTCTCGAACTGCGCAAGGATTTCAGGTGCCTTCTTCTTACCGATGCCTTTGACGCCTTCAATGAAGTCGGTCGTATCCCCAATCAGAATCTTCCCTTCAAGGAAAGCCTTCGGGCTGAAGTAACCCGTCTTCTCGAAGAAATTGGCGTGCGTGATGCGAAGATCCCTGATCGGATCTGTCCAGATGCACATGGGGTTGACCAGTTGCGTCCAGTCAGAATCGCCACTCTTGAGCACGACGCGGTGGTCACCACTCGTTAGATGGCGTGTCAGAAACCCCGCGAGATCGTCAGCTTCAGCGTTTTGCGCAAGCATTTGACGCATCCCAAGCACTTGCATCATCTTTCGAATGATTGGCACCTGCTTCTGATACGCCGCTTTCTCAGCTTCCTCTTCGGGGGTCTTTGCTATCCGGTTCGCCTTGTATTGCGGGTAGAGGTCGAAGCGCCACTGAGCGCGACCGTCCCAGAGCAGAACGTGGTTCCAGCCGCGGTATTCGTTGAGCATCGCCCGCACCGAACGTAGAAACCCGTAGACCGCTTGAACCTGGGTGCTACCGACTGTGAGCTTTGCGCCGTTGTCGTTTGCATGGGCGATGCTCGACGCATCGACCAATACGGTATTGGACATGGTGGTATTTGCCTGAATAAAACGGGATGGTGCGGTATCACACCATCCCACACTATCAACCTAATTTCTTAGGCGTTACTCGATGCCAGCGAGAATGCCTTCGAGGTCAGCATCGCCCGACAGATCGATCGTGCCCGCTTCGGCGGCGGGCGTCGCGGTGCCGATGTCGTTGGTGCCGTCATGGTCGGCTTCTTCGGGCACGTCGGACAGCGAGGGCTTCGCAGCGCTCGAAGCGGACGGTGCGGGCAGCGAACCAGCAACAGCCGACAGGTTGGTCAGGGCGCGACGTTCTTGTTCGGCACTTTCCTGCTTGACGTATTCGTCCAGGTCGGTCACCTTCTTCATCACGTCTGCCGGGCACGGTTGCGACTTTGCTGCGATCTGCACCGAGTATTTCGTGTTCAGGCCCTTGCCCACACGCTCGATGATGATGTCCATGCCGTCCGCGCCCAGGCTGATCACCTTGTCGCCCCACTCTTCGATCAGGCCCAGGATCGATGCGAACACCGAGGGCGAGACTTCGAGGATTTGCGGCTCGGTCGGCTTGTCACCGCTGATTTCGAGCGCATTGAGCAGAACGCGACCATTCGCCTTCGCACCCTTGATCAGTTCGACCATCGCGTCGTCGTTGGTGGCATGCATTCCCTGCGAGATCGCGTCACACACCTTGCACGGACGGCCATAGGTCTTGTCGGTGCAGACGTAGACTGCCTTCAGTGTGCCGGTGCCATCCTTGATGAAGTGCTGACCGAAGTCGTGCCAGAACTGCGTTTCGCCCTCGGCTTTGCGCCAGGTGGGCAGAATGCGCCAGCGGGAACGACCTTCAGCGGGCTTCGCGGTCTTGGCGCGATTGCCCGACTGCAGAGCCGCCTTCTTTTGACGAACCATTTCCATGAGAGAGGTCATATTTTGAGTCCTTTGTTTGTTGAGCTTGCGTTGCGTAGTTTGTTTGTAGAAGTCAGGAAGCACTTAGTTTTCTGATCACAGAGCGGATTCTTGCTCGTGAATGATCATTATAGTAAGTGCTTACCTATTTTTCTACTCTGGGTTAGGCAGCACGGGAAAGAATCTCACTCACGCGGTCGCGCTGAGCTTGTCCTTCGAGCACCCGCATCTGCCCTTCTTTCTCTTTGCGGCGGTCGCGGGCGACCTCCAGCAGCAAGTCCTTGCGTTGATCGAACGCGCTCTGGGCAATATCTGCGAGCTTCCAGATGCCGTGAGCTTCGATCACCATCGCCTGCCCCTTCGACCAGCGGGGGTCAGCGGTCATCGCGGCCTTGATCTGCGCCTCGGTGACCTTCTTACCCTCGGAGGCGAAGCGCTCACGGTGTTCAGCATCGAGCTTCGCTTCCAGAATCTCGAAACCGTTCTTCACCCGGTCGTATTGCGAACGGGCTTTCACCGCTTGCGAGGCGTAGTGAACGAACAGTGAGGCGTGTTCGATCATTGCGTTGTCGAGGTCAACCGGATTGATCCGCACGTCGCGCTTGAGCTCGTCGGAGTCAACGAAAGCCTTGATCGCGGTTGCACTATCTGCGGGTTTTACCGCCATGCCCTCTTCGCGACGGCCCGTGACGGCCACTTTATCTTCGTGGAGCGGAACATGCGCTTCGCGATCATCGGTTGCCTTCACAGGCGCGGAAACGCTCTCAGCGGGCTTTTCGACCACAGGTGGCACTTCGACAACCACTTCGGCTTCGAGCGCTTCCAGGTCGCTTTCGAGGCCAGCGATGGCATCGTCGACGGGCGCTGCGGGAGTGGCGGGCTCACTGGCGCCCGTCGTCTCCAGTGCCGCGACCAACTCGTCGTCGGGGAGTCCAGCAGTCGTGGATGAATTCGGGACTTCGAGCTCGCCAAGCATTGCGTCGAGGTCTTCTTCGGTCAGTGTGGTGTTGGTTGACATGGTATGGTGTGATTTCCTCTTTACGAGATGAGTTCAGCGAGCTTTTCGCACGCTTGTTGCAACAGCTTGATCTTGCTTCCGTCGAAGTGCAGCGCGCCGGGGTTCAGTCCGAAAACGATGCTTGCGTCGAGGTCTGGGCGATAGATCACCTTGCCAGCGAGGTCA